AACTTTTTTTTCCTTTTTTTTTTTTTTTTTTTTTTTTTTTTTTTTACTTTGGGCGAACAAAATGTCAGAGAGGATAAAAATTTGTATTAAAGAAAACTAAGTTGGGAGTTGGAAAAAAACAAAAAACTATTCTGATCAGAATAACTATCAAAGATAGCAAAATTAGAAGTTTATTGACGTTCTAGGTCAGGAGGTTGTCAGTCGACACGGTTGGCGGCAAGTTGGTGATAGCGAGAAGCGATGAGCTGGGCATACTGAGTCTTGAGGCCGAGATGTCCGGTGTGACGGAAAGGGGTCATGTTCCAGTAATCACCTTGGTGAAGATGAGCCGGATTGATGGCGGTCCTTTCATGTTGTGTAGCTATGTTAGCAGCCCACCTAATGTTGGTGTGCGCAGCAATAGCGTACTGTTCAGCTTGGAGTTCGAGTTCATGATCGGAGTGAGAAAAGCGGATGCGGAGTTGGGCCGGGATTTCACGACGAGGGTTGAATCGACCAGTGGTGAACGGTTCGATATTGGCATTTGGAGGATAGAGCCAGTCGCGGACAGCAGTATTATTAACTGGTGTGCCGGTAAGGGCGACGGCGCCAATGCCAGTGAGGTCGATACTCTTGAGGGGAACGGAACCATTGAAGTGTTGTGCATATTTCTGCATAACCATGGTCACATTCTGGAACCAGGCAGTCTGCGGTTCTCCAGTTTGGGAACGGAGACCTAACAGCTGTAGGTAGTTGGTGAAGGCAGCAGCGGTGACATTAACACGGGTAAAACCAGTGCCAAAGCAGGCGCGCCAATAAGTACGGGCAGCATCGAATTGATTGGAGGTGGTGAAAAGTGAGCCACAAAGATTTGGGCCCATGCGGAGGAGAGCAGGAGTGTTTGCACCAGTGCGGGTGAAAATGTTTCTATACCAAGTGAAGGTAGGGTAGAGGTCGCCTTGATTAACGCCGACGTAAGTCGCGCAGTAGTAAAGCTGGTCTAACAAGATGGCAGGAATGGGGACGAAGCGGGTGTAGCTTGCGTGCGGAGTGAAATTCGTGGCATCCCAGAGAGAATCAAATCCAGGGAGGGCAGGAGTGATATCGCCTATCCAGTCAAAAGGGCCATTGGTAGAGGCCAAGGATTGGAAGAAGGGGACTAGTGGTCCGGGGACCATACACTCTTCAATTTGAAGGTCAGTAGTGAGAGTATTGAGTAGATCGGTGAAGGAAGGGGCATATCCAGTGTGAGAGAGGATGCGGATAATCATAACATTCCACAGTACAGAGATGTAAAGTTGTGAAACGATGGGGAGCCAAGCGGGTGAGGATCGAAGAAAACGATCGGTGGAGTTCATCATTGAGTCGCAGATACCTAAAGAGTGAAACATCATTTGGGAGTCTGGGATGAAAAAGTTGAATGAACGGCGTTGCTCGGTGTACATGGGATAAGCAGCAGCTAATTCCAGGAGAGCAGGAGCAGAGGTGTTGCCAGATGAGGTGGCAGCAGGAATGGGTCCGTGAGGCGTGCGCTTACGAGCAGGGGTGGGGGCTATTATAGCCTGAGCAGCACCAGAGACGTTGGGGGCAGCTTGATTGTGTGGAGCGATTTCTGGCTGAGAGACAGCACCGGAGGGGATATTGGGTCCATTGACATCAGCAGCGGGAGTATGAGCTTCCATTGAGAGGGACGGTTGATAAACAACGTTAAAGTAAGTAAAAAGTTGAGGTAGAGCAGTCAAGATTCGCGTTCTATTTTGATTGTGAAAAGTTGGTACAAGGACTGTTACTCTTTTGATC